CCAGAGACAACATCAGAAGCAGCAGTAGAAGCACCAACACTAGAGGAAGATGTGGCTGAAGAAGCCCATACACCTCAAGGAGAAGATGAAGCACCAAATGCTTCAGAAGCAGATATCAATCCAGATATCGTTGATGCAAAGAAGTCTGATGAGGCAGTCGCCACTGCCGTTACAGAGATAAAAGAATCTCTTGCTAATGCCTTTGGAGATTTAACTTCAACAGTTAAATCAATCAGCGACGTAGTTGCTGAATTAAAGAAATCACTTGATAATGTTACAGCACAGGTTACATCAGTAACTAATGAAGTTTCAAACATCAAGGGTGGAGTAGATGAGTTTGGAAAGAGAGTAGATGCCGTAGAGCAAGATACCGCTTTCCGCAAGTCTGGCGATCTAGGCGAGATCGTGCAGGAGATGGCAGAAATGCCAACTCAAAAATCCCTATGGGGCGGACGTTTCCTCAAATCATCCGACCTATTTAGTTAAAAAAATCATAAAATCACTTGGAGGTGAAATATATGTCAGAACAAAATACAGAGATCGTAAAGAACTATCCTTCTTCATCTGCACCTGCTGGAGCACTTAACTCCGAAGGTACATTTGCATCAGGTGGTATCGGATCAGTATCTTCTCCAGCAGGAGGAATACTTGGTAACACAGCCACAGCAAACATGGGTGTTACTACTGGATCAAACGCAGTAAATCCTGTCGGAGCACTTGGTGGAATTCTTCTACCTGAGCAGGCTCGTCGCTTCATTGATTACGTGTGGGATGCAACAGTTCTCGCCCAAGATGGTCGTAAGGTTACTATGAGAGCCAATACGATTGAACTTGAGAAAGTTAATGTTGGTGAGCGTGTAATTCGTGCAGCAGCACAAGGCTCAAATGACTACACAAACGCAGGTGCTACATTCACAAAGGTTGAACTTACAACAAAAAAGATTCGTCTTGATTGGGAAATTTCAACTGAAGCATTAGAAGACAATATTGAAGGAGGAGCACTTGAGGACCACATCGTTCGCTTGATGACCAACGCTTTCGGAAACGACGTTGAAGATCTAGCAATCAATGGTGATGGAACAACAGGTTCATTCCTCTCAATCATGCCTGGCTTTATTAAGAAGGTAACTACAGCAGGTTCAGGAGCACACGAGTCAATTGTTACAGTAACAAATGGCGGATGGAATCCAGAAGTTATGCAGAATATCATTCTTGCAATGCCACGTAAGTACCGTGCACTTAAGAACAATCTTAAGTTCTACGCAGGTACAGATGTATTCCAGGGTATCGTAAAGAACAATGGAACACTTGCTGATGCAATTGCAGAAGCATTTGGTACACACGCAGGTGGACATGGAACAGCACAGATGCGTCAGGCTTACCTTGATGGTAATGCTCAAACATTCGGTGGAGCACGTACAACTCGTGTTCTCGGAATTGATGTTCAGGAAGTTCCTTACTACCCTGCAGGATATGTTGATCTAACATTCCCACAGAACCGTGTATGGGGATTCCAAAGAGACATCACTGTAAACCGTGAGTACAAGCCAAAGAAGGACACTGTAGAATATACAGTATTCGTTCGTTTTGGTATCCAATGGGAAGAACTTGATGCAGTTGCTTGGGCAGATGCAGCAGTAGATTCCTAAAAAATAGTTCTTAATTGAACCTGATTGGGGGGGCGGATAAAACCGCCCCTCCTTTCCACTTTAAGGAGATATATGTCATATTCAAGTACAGATCCAAATCAAACATTAGGTGCAGATGGTGCATTTGCAATTGGTAATGTTGGTGGAGTTATTATTATGGGCCCAGGCGGATTAATTACTCAAATAAATGCATTGGGTAATATTGATGGAGATGTAATTTTTGGGGATACAACAGGGCCAAATGCAACTAATCCATCAGGAACACCATCAGGTGGTAAGCAAACACAACAGAATAACTTTGGTAGAAGAAGATAAGCATTCTGGTATAATAAACACAGGAGGATTCAATGGCAAATTCAAAAACAGTTAAGCCTGTTACACAAAAAAAAGAAGTTAATGAAACAGTAGCACTGTTTTCTTCTAGAAATCTTCACTGGACTGAAGTAGGATCATTAACTATTGGATATAATATTGTCTCTTCAGAAGACTCAAAAAGATGGATGCAGCATACTGCAGTACGTTTGGCTAGTCCAGAGGAAGTAGCGAAAGCCTACGGTAAATAAATATGATAATTAAAAGACAACCACCATACCCAATTAGCATTCAATATACAGTTCCACTACCTAATACACAGTATTATTTTACTATTGAAAATGCACCAATAACAGTTGAAGCAGCAGTAACTTTAACCTCAGATGCAAGTTGTAAAATTACTTATATTTTAGATGGAGATTTTGTAAAATATGATCATGACTATGCTATTTTAATATACGATAGCCCAACTAATACTACTGGAGATGTTGTAATTCAAGATGTTTTAAATGTTATTAGACCATATGTTGATGTAAGAGATTTAGTTTCAACAGCATCAGAAATTGCAGAATATGCAGATAATGAGTTACTTGCAAGAACTATAATTAACTCAATTGTTGGACCACAAGGATTCTTGTTTGAAAAAAGCATACTAGAGGTTGTTGGACAAGGAACAGATTATATACCATTATGGAATTTAGCATATAAAGTTTTACAAGTATATGAAAACTCAGAATTAGTCTATGATTCAACATTGGCAAATCCAGCAATTGCAGGGTACACCTATGGAATCACTATGGATAGAAGTGCTATATACAAAGACTTAGCAGATACAGGAGCCTACAATCGTGCTGAGAAAAAACCACTACAATATCGCAGATCAGTATCAGATTCATTTAACAATTTTAGTGCTCTAGATACTCCAACCTTTAGCGCAAATAACGTAGGAGTTATGTTCCCAGAAGGTGTTGATTATGTAATTATATATGAAACTGGACACAGAGTTATTCCAAATGATATTCGTGATGCAACTATGAGATTGATGGATGATATTAAATGTGGAAAACTAGATTATTATAAGCGTTCAATTGACCAATACCAAACAGATCAGTTTACTATTACTTGGGATCAACGTCACCTTGATGGAACTGGAAATCTTTTTGTTGACAAGGCTTTAGAAAAATATACAACAACATTGCGTAAACCTTGGGTGATTTAAAATGGCTACAAATAATTGTGAAGCCACAGATTTATATTTTCCAATGCTTGCAGATATTTATTATCCAATCATAAGTCAAGGCGGGTATGGTGAAGTTAAAAAAGATTGGGTGTTTGATAGAAGTATTGCAATTAACGCAATGCCATATTCAAGAAAAGGTGCAGGAGAAATTAGTCCAAATGTATTTTTGCAATATAAAGATATTTTAATTGGAAGAACAAGAACAGATTTAAGAGTAACAACAAGAGAAGTAAATGAAGCATTAACAAATATATTGTTGACTAATATCAGGAGTGCTGCTGGTCAACTTATATATGAAGAAACTGCAGGACCTAGAAACGGCAAGGGTACAATATATGAATTAGCAGCATATGACCCACATTTTGCCCCTTATGGTGAAATTGATTTTTATACATTTACAATCCGTAGATCAGAAAATCAGGCGGTAAATTAATGATAGTTAAATTTAACACTAAACAATTTGATACACAAATGCTTAATTTTTTGGAATACTCAACTGGTTTTATTGAAGGAGTTCAAAAAGGCAGAAACGTATTTTTAAAACATTTATCTGACGGTACATCAGAAGGATTAAAAAGATATATTGATTCAAATGCAAGAGGAAACTCACAAGCACTACAGCATGTATATGAATGGTATAAAACAGGAAGTCCAGAAGCCAGACTTTATAATATTGACTGTAAAGTAATTGGTAGTGGAATTTCTATTAGATCTACTTTTAGGCAATCAAATTCAATATCAAAAAATAGTACAAAACCTTTTTATGACAAAGCAAAAATTATGGAAAATGGAATTCCTATTAGTATTAAACCAAAGAACAATTCAGTACTTGCATTTGAAAAAGACGGAGAACAAATATTTACAAAGAAAGAAATAAAGGTTCCATTCCCTGGAGGTCCAGAAGCAAAAGGATCTTATCAAAAAATATTTGATGAATTTTTTAAATTATATTTTTCACAATCATTTTTAAAGGCTTCAGGTTTATTTGATTATTTAGAAAATCCAATAGCATACAAAGCAAACTTAAAATCTGGAGTAAGAAGTGGAAAATCAAAGGGAATACAAACAGGATATAATTGGATTATTAATGCAAAGATTGGAGTAGAGTAATATGGGTAAAACAGTAGCAGCCTTGCCATATCCACCAAAATGGATCAATAAATATATTTTTAATGAACTTGCACAGTATGATGATATTGGCGTAAGTGCTGTTTCACAGTTGACCCCTATCTTTGCTACAAGCCCAACAAATACAGAAGAAATATATAAGAACGTAGTTCAGGCAACGGCAATCTCAGAACCACTAGTAATAATATATGACAGACTAATAACTTTTAGACCATCAGTTTTTTACCCACATAAAAGAGAGCAAGTTATTTACTACCTATACAGCACAAGTCTAGCAAATGTTAATAATGCAAATATTGTAATATCACAACTTTTGGATAGAGAAGATGCAGCAGCCCAAGACCTAAATGCTTTCAGTGCAGCAAATACTGGAGGAGAAGACTTTAATGTTTTTTTTAGAAATGTCAAGGTATATCAGGCCCAAGAGTCAAGAGATGTCCTAGATCTAGCATCAGCAAGGACAATGTTTGTCAATAAACTAATAATTGAGTATGATTATCATGCTCAGTACAATGCAAATTCATATAAATAAAAAGGCTGTTATAATTGGTCTTGAGGAAACAAATTTTCGCCGTACAACTTAATAAAAATCTTAATAGAAGAGGTGATATAAATGGCTTATACACGTGGTAATAATCAAAACATTATCGTCGGTGCAGCATCATTCTTTATTGCTAACTACATTCTAGGTTCAGGTGGACTACCAGCACAGTCTGCAAATACATCTTACCGTGAAGTATTGTCTAATTCAGCAAACTTCAGAAATGTCGGTTACACAATGAACGGACTTGATCTAACTTTCACACCAAACTTTGGTGAAGTTTCAGTAGATCAGATCCTTGACGTTGCAAAACTATACAAGCAGGGCATGCAGGTCAGTCTTAAGACTGCATTTGCAGAAGCAACTCTTGAAAACCTACTGGTTTCACTAGCATACAAGTCTTCAAATCTTACAGGAACAAAATTGTCGTCAGCAGGACAGACAATGGTTCTTGGAGCAGGAGATATTGGCGAGTGTCCAGTAGAGCGTGGTATCGTAGCAGTAGGACCTGGAACAGGTGACTGTGACGACTCTAACCATATTGAGCGTATCTATGCAGCATACCGTGCATTGTCAATTGACAACGTAACAGTATCAGCAAAGCGTGACTCAGCATCTATGTTTGAAGTAACATTCCGTCTACTTCCAGATGACGAGACAGCATCATACGGAAAGATCATTGATCGTTCCTGGACTATCCTTTCATAATTATAGTCTAATCAGCATTGCCCATCTTTTATTGAGGTGGGCTTTGTTGTTTTATGGTAAAATTAAAAGAATGGCTACCTATATATATAAAATAAATAATGTCAAAACAATTGAAGGTATTGACATAGAAATTATCCCACTAAAAATTAAATACATGAGACAGGTCATGGATGTTTTTACTGAAATAAAATCTGATACAAAAGAAGATGAACTTGTTGATATTTTATGTGAATGTGTAAGAATTGAAATGAAACAATATTATCCAAAACTATCTAATAGTGTTGAAGATATTTTAGATAATTTTGATTTAAATACACTTTATGATATTTTAGAAATGTCAGTAGGAATAAAAATAAAATCAAAATTTGATCAAATAGATGAAGATAAAAAAATAAATGATTCAACAGAAGGTTCTAACTGGGAAAATTTAGATCTTGCTAAATTAGAAAATGAAATATTTTTATTAGGAATTTGGAAAGATTATGATGAACTTGAAAAATCTTTATCTATGCCTGAACTTATGTCAACAATAGCAAGTCGTAGAGAATTAGATTATGAAGAAAAAAAGTTTTTAGCAGCAATGCAAGGAGTTGATCTAGAAGAAGGGTCTTCAAATAAAGGTCAAAAGGAATGGGAAGATATGAAGGCAAGAGTCTTTAGTGGTGGAGCAACAAATGATAGCAATGATATTCTTGCATTGCAAGGACAAAATGCAGCAAAAGTTGGATTTGGAATTGGCATGGGACTAGATTATGAAGACATGCGAGACCCTGCTGTTATGCTATAATTGACTTAACCTAATTAGGAGGGTAAAATGGCAACAACAGTATACGAGCCAAAAAAAGTATCACTTATTGATGGAACACTTGTAGAAGTGCGTCCACTAAAAATCTCTCTTCTTCGTGAATTTACAAAGAAGTTTGAGGGTATTGAAGAAGTAGCAGATGATAATGATAAATCTATGACCATTCTTCTTGAATGTGTTCAGATTGCAATGAAGCAGTACAAGCCAGAACTAGCGTTGGATATTAAGGTTCTTGAAGATAACATTGATCTTCCAACAGTTTATCAAATTATTGAAGCAGCATCTGGTACAAATCTTGATGCTTCTGGTCAAGTAAATCTTTAAAAAAATAATGTAAAGAGGTGTTTATGAATGAGTGATATTAATGCTAACATAGGGGTTAATTTTGACACGGCCCAAGCATTAGCGGAACTCAAAAATTTACAACGCCAACTTTCACAATTCCATACATCTATATCTAGGACCAGTGAAAGTGCAGCCCTTGCACAAAAGAATTTACAAACTAATCTTTTAAACTCTGTTAATGCAACAGGCAACTTTATAGCACAGATGGGTGTCATTAAGACATCAACGGAGTCGTTTACTCACGCACTTGAAAATAATAAACTTTCTATGCGTGAGTATTTCCGTTATGCAGGTGGAGCATCTAAAACTTTTGGAACATTGTTTACTAATGAATTTAATACTATTGGTAAAGTTGCAGAAGAAAGAGTAAAAAGACTTCAAACCCAATATATTAAAATGGGTCGTGATACCACTGGCGCGATGAAGGCTATGGCAATTATGCCTGCAAGTCTTGATATGAATAGCATGGCTACAAGAACACAAATTGCAGCACAAAAGCAAGCAATTTTTAATCAATTACTGAAACAAGGTTCAACACAATTACTTAATTTTGGTAAAAATACTCAGTGGGCAGGTCGCCAACTTATGGTTGGTTTTACTGTTCCTCTTATTGCTTTTGGAGGATCTGCAGTAAAAGCATTTCAAGATATTGAATCTGCTGCTATTAAATTTAAAAAAGTATATGGGGATTTGGGAACAAGTCAGCAAGAAACTGACGCAATGCTTGTTCAAATTAGATCTATTGCAGATGCATACACTAAGTATGGGGTAGCAGTAAAAGACACAATTACATTGTCAGCAGATGCTGCTGCTGCTGGATATAAAAATCAAGATCTTATTGCTCAAACAAATTCTGCTACCAAATTATCTGTTCTAGGACAAATTGATCAACAACAGGCTCTTCAAACAACTATATCACTTCAAACTGCTTTTGGTATTTCTGCAAATGATTTAGCCACAAATATTGATTTTTTAAATGCTGTAGAAAACCAAACTGTTTTATCTCTTGACGATATAACAACAGCAATTCCAAAAGTAGCACCAATTATTAAGCAACTAGGTGGAAATGTACAAGACCTTTCATTCTTTTTAACAGCAATGAAAGAAGGTGGTGTAAATGCTGCAGAAGGTGCAAATGCACTTAAGTCTGGACTTGCTGCATTAATTAATCCAACAACAAAAGCAAAAGAAATGCTTAAAGGTCTTGGAATTGATATTGTTGGTATTGTACAAAAAGATAAGGGTAATTTAAAACAAACAGTTCTTGATGTTGGTTCAGCACTTGATACTCTTGATCCTTTAACACGTGCTAGAGCAATTGAAACCATGTTTGGTAAATTTCAATTTGCTCGTATGTCAACTTTATTTCAAAATATTAATAAACAAGGAAGCCAGGCTTCTCGTGTATTAGATTTGATGGGAATGTCAGCATCAGATCTAGCAAGCATAACCGATAAAGAATTAGGTGTTCAAGGAGCATCAGCATTAACAAAGTTTAAAGGAGCAATTGAAAAACTTAAAGCATCTCTTGCCCCAGTAGGTGAATTGTTTATGAAAATATTTACACCAGTTATTGATGCTATTGGTGGATTGCTAGATAAATTTAATCATCTTTCAGATGGTGCAAAAAAGGCTATTGGAATTATTGTTGCAGTTATTGGTGGTTTAGGTCCAATTGCTCTTATGACATTTGGTTTACTTGCTAATGCATTTGCAAATGCTGTTAAACTATTTGCAACTCTTCGTTCAGGGTATCAAAGATTAACTGGCGGATCAAAAGATCTTGGAGAACAAACACAATATTTAACAACTGAACAACTTGATGCTGCAGCAGCAGCACATTCACTTGATCAATCTCATGCAAAATTAATTCAAACATTTACTGCAGAAGCAGGAGCAGTTAATAGTTTAAGAAATGCTTATTCACGTGCTGCAATTGCTTCTGAAGCCTTTAGACTTGCTAATCCTGGAATGATGATTCCTGGTGGTAAAAAATTCTCAACAGGCGGAATTATTCATGGTCCAGGTGGTTCAACTGATGATAAAGTTCCTATTATGGCTTCTAATGGAGAAGCAATAATTGATGCAGCAACAGTAAATGCAAATAAAACATTAATTGATCAACTTATTCGTACTGGAACATTTCAACCTAAAACAGATTTAACTGGTACACCAGGAAATTCTGCTAGAAGCAGTTTTAGTTATTCTGGTGTAAATAATTTAATTGCAGGTCGTGGAATGCAGGGTGCAACTGTTGGTGTTCCTGGAAATGCTAATAACAAGCGAGCACCATCATTTTTTAGTCAAGAAAAAATTGATCAAGTTTTTGCAAATCTTGGCTTAGAAGATACTGCAAGATTAAGAATTCCTTTACCAATCTCTTCCCCATCTTATTCTGTTTCTGGAATAATGGCACCTAAAGAAGTAAATACTAAAAAGGGTGGCATTGGAATGGACAAAGCCTACCTTTCAAGTGGTCAAGGAAGAGCAGCCTTAGATGCAAGCATTCAAGCAGAAATTGAATCATTAGGAGTTAATGCAAAAAGAGCAGCAGAGGTACTTAAGCATATTGCTCCACAATTAGATAAAGCAGTAGCAGAATTTGATGATACTGTTGAGGGTTGGAAAACTGCTTCAACAAAAGCAATTAAAGATATAGAATCATCTCCAGTTTTAACTAAAGAAGAAAAAAGGGCAATTAGAAAAAGATTGGCTCCTATAGATCCACATGATTATACAGTTACTAGTGATCCTGTACTTGAAATTAAAAAACAAGGTAGCAAGGGTAGCAAGGGTAAAGGTACTCCAAGAAATGAAAGAAAAGATAGTACATACCTAGTTAATAGACAAAAGCAAATATTAGAAGAACAAGGATATAATACTGAAGGCCTTGTTTTTGCACATATGCCAGGATATGAAAAAATTCAAGGACAGCAAAGAGCAACAATGCGTCCTCCAACTTCTGGAGGTAAAGTATTACAAGGTGATGCTTTAGCAAAAGCAGAAGAGTTAAGAAATAGATATTTATTAAATCAAGGCATGACTCAGGCAGAATTAGAAAAAATTGCAAAAGAAGATGCAATTGCATATAGTGCTGCAATTGAAAAAGGCACCAAAGATCCATATGTTGCAAGCACAGCAAAATCTCGTAAGAGCCCACATCCAAAAGCAGCAAAAGATGGAACAGATGATGGACAAGCATATTCAACTGCTGTTGAAAAATCAATCGCACGTAATCAAAGAAATATTGCTAGACGTGCTGGTAAAGGTGGAGGAGGAAATATTCCACCAACTATTATTCCTGGCGTTGGTGGCGGTAATGATGAAAACTTTAATAAAGAGACAAAGAAAACAACTAATAATTTAGGAAGTTTAAATAATAAGTTGATGGGTGCTTCATTTGCATTAACTACAATTTCATCAATGGGATCTATGACAGGTGGAAAACTAGGAGAACTTTCAAACCAAATAATGAAATATTCTGGAATATTATTTGGATTAATGACAGTTACACAATTAATGACAAAGCAACAGTTCCTTGCTTTAACAGTTGATAGGCTTTCAGTGGCATCAACAGCAATGAAGATGGCAAAAGGTGGTGGAGGAATTGCAGGAATGGGAGGTCTTTTAGGAAATGCTGGACCACTTGGAAGTATTTCTAGACTTGGATTTGGCATTACTAAGTTCCTTGGACCAATTGGATTAGCAACTACTGCAGTTACTGCACTTTACTTAGGATTTAAATTTTATCAAAAGAAACAAGAAGAAGCAAGAGATAAAATTGAAGGTTTAGGTAAGGCTGCAAATCTTTCTGCAACACAACTTAAAAAACTTGGAGATATTTATGGATTTACTCCAAAATCAACAAAATTTTCACTTACACCAACAGTAGCAGGAGTTGTTGGAGAACAAAGACAACAAGTAGACGCCACAAAAGATCTTTATAAAAATGATAAAGAATTTCAAAAAAATGTAAAAGCATTAAAGACTGCTAATAAAACTCAAGCAGATATTATTTTTAAATCAATGGCTGTTCAACTAACTGGGCAAGGTGCTTCACAAAAAGCAGTTGAAAGTATTATTATTGCATTGCAAGAAGAAGCAGGAAAAACAAATCTTAAGTTTGATTTTAAGAGTGTTGATTTAAATACAGAAAAAGGTCGTGCATCTGTAATAAAATCTATTAATAGTGTGATAGATACTTACAAGAAAAACTTTAAAAAAGAATACAACAAAGCATCAAAAGAAACTCAAAGGGATGCAGAGAAAGGCACTGCTGTTATTACTGAAAAATCTTTAAAAAAATCATTGACTACTGCATCAAATGTTATTTCTGCAAATATAAGTGGTTTAAAAC